GGTATTTACTTTCATAAATGCCATAGGTAATATCTGAGCCATGACCCATCGTGGAGGCAACCCATGACTCGCAAGCACATCACGCAATTCGCACAAGAGAAGGGCCAGGCCGAGGCAGCTCGCCTGCTCGACATGACCCAGGGCGGCCTCAGCAAAGCCATCCGTGTTGGCCGTGACATCTACGTCACTGAACACCCTGACGGCAGTTTTACTGCCGAAGAAGTGCGGCCCTTTCCCTCGCAAGCGCCTGCCAAAAAATCCGCAGCCTAAATAATTTTTCATCACGAAAGGAAACGACCCATGTACGCAGACCAATCCCACAAACGCGACACACCCCGGAAGGTGCGTTTCAACAAAACCCTCGACCGTATTCTGGTCCGGGCAGCCGAACGCGCCGAAATGCAACACGCCACCTATCTCTACGAAATGATCGAGTGGGCCGTAGAAAACGGCGCCATCGAAGCTTTGAGTAAGGACGATCAGAAGTCTAGCGCGGCCTAAAGGCCCTATGGAGGTCACGTGCCTGAAATTGATCCTGGATTGGATTACGAAGACCTGTCTCCGAAAGTGAAAGGCAGGATCTCAGCTTATGCGCTTAGCAAAGGCTTAAGCATCGACGAGGTTCTCGAGGCGCTTGCCATCGAGTTTGTAGCAATGGGAGGTCCAGCAATGATCGGGAAACCGAAAGGGCAGGTACACCAATTGTTCCCTAAGGAGGGCCTGAAGCTTGTGCCGAAAGAGGGACTCAAAAGTGACAGCTGATAAATCGCAGGCACAAAAAACCCGACGGGCTAGGTCGGGTTTCTGTGCTTCACATTGCTTTAAGTTCTGGAGCAAATCATGAACTACACCGACAGTAGCGTCAAGGGGGTCTTTTGATGGCCCGCATCCGCACTATCAAACCTGAGTTCTGGTCGAGCGAGCAGGTAATGTCCTGCACTCCTATCGCTCGACTTCTCTTCATCGGCATATGGAATTTCTGCGACGACGGCGGTAACCATCCTGTGTCGTCGCGGACCATTAAGGCCCTCGTGTTTCCTGGCGATGACATTTCGATTGCTTCTGTCGAAAGTCTGATCGGTGAATTGGTCACCGCCGACCTGCTGATCACCTACTACGCCGAGGGGAAAGTCTACCTCCACGTTCAAGGTTGGAAGCACCAGAAGATCGAGAAGCGTACCTTCAAATACCCTGCGTATGTTCCTTCTGCGGATTCAAATTCGGAGAGTGGTCGTCGAGTGCTCGACGAGGAGTCGTCGACTATTCGACAGGGCCTCGACCACGGAAGGGAAGGGAAGGGAAGGGAAGAAGATCAACACAACTCTCATAGCGCGAGTGAGGCTGAAGTTTCGACTGGCCCAAAGTCCCCATGCGAGATGAACCTTGAGTGGAAGCCTGACGAGAAGCTGCTGAAGGCTTACGCATTGCGCATGGCGATTCCTGTTAGCGCCTTTACTGACGAAGCCACTGCATCGTTCGTTTGCCACTACTCGGCATCTGGCCGCATGGAAACTCAGGCGTCTTGGGTGAGCCTGCTGGTCAAGTGGGTCAAGCGCGATAATGCCGCCGCCAACAACGTGCACCGACTTCCTGTTCGACGCCCGACCACTGAGCCTGACTTCGACAGCGTTGCATGGGCTGAAAACCTAGTGGTGAGCCCATGAAGACTGTTCAGCAACTTATGGCCACCGTCGGCAACCTTCCGGTCGCAGAACGTCCTGAGCCGCTTCCTGTGACGCCACAGACGGCAGAAGTGGTTAACGAACTGTTCCGCCGCCTGCGAGGGATCTTTCCTGCGTGGCGTCAGGCTTGGCCATCGACCGAAGCACTGGACGCCGCCAAGGCCGAATGGATCAAGGAGTTCGCCGCCGTCGGCATTCGCACCCTGGAGCAGATCGAGTTCGGCGTTCAGAAGTGCCGGAAGATGAGCAAGCCATTCGCACCGAGCGTTGGTGAGTTCATCGCGATGTGCACGCCCGGGCCGGAAGACTTCGGCATGCCTACAGCTGCGGATGCGTGGATGGAGGCCTTGATCGGCACCTACAGCCACGAAGGCGTGCGCATTGCTGCCAACGAGACCGGCATCTTCGACCTGCGCGCCGCCAAGCAGGATGACAAGTCAATGCGCGCTCGCTTCGACAGGGCTTACGCGATCGTCATCCGCCGTGCTCAGGATGGCCAGCCACTCGACGGCAAGATCCTCACCGGCATCGGGCACGATAGCCAGAAGACCGCCTTCGAATTGGCCAACGAACTGGCCGACCAACAAACCCAAGCACGAATCATTCAGCAAGGCATCCCGGCCGACGGCAAGTCCGCCCGCGCATTGCTGCTCGCGAAATTCGGCAAGAACAAGGATCAGGAGAATTCCCATGGCCGATGAAATCGATATCGCCCAAGACCGGATAGACGCCGACATCGCCTTCCGCATTGCCTCTCGGACCGTTTACACCGGCATCAGCGCCTTTGAGTGCGAAGAGTGCTCTGAAGAGATTCCGGAAGGCCGTCGCAATGCGGTCAAGGGCGTGAAGCTGTGCGTGGGTTGTGCTGAGCGGGTGGCGATGGTGAAAAGTGGAGTGCGCAGAGCATGAGCGAATTTAACCTTATGCACGGTGACTGCCTGGAAGCTATGAAAGCTATTCCTTCGAGCAGCGTTGATTTGATCCTTGCAGATTTGCCCTACGGGACTACCGCCTGCAAGTGGGACCAGGTTATCCCGTTCGATCAACTCTGGGCCGAGTATTACCGAGTGCTCGTAAAGGGCGGGGCGATCGTCCTCAACGCTAGCCAGCCATTCACCACCATCATGATCGCGTCAAACCTGAAGCGCTTTTGCTACAGCTGGTCATGGAACAAGAAGTTCGGCGCGAACTTCGCGCAAGCGAAGCGGCAGCCACTTAAAACCCACGAGGATATCTGCGTTTTCAGTCATGACGGCAAGATGCCGTTTTACAACCCGCAAATGATCAAGAGAGATACCCCAATCAAGCTTGGTGGTAACAAGGGAATGACAAATGCCATCCCATTGGTAACCAACGCGAGCTATGACGGCAAGGTTTACGACGAGAAGTACCCGGACTCGCAGTTGCATTTCTCGTGTCGTGACGGCCGAGGCCTGCATCCAACGCAGAAGCCAGTCGCCTTGATTGAGTATTTGGTCCGCACTCATTCCGCTGAGGGCAGCACTGTTCTCGATAGTTGCATGGGAAGCGGTACCACTGGCGTGGCCTGCATGAATACCGGGCGAAAGTTCATTGGCATTGAGCGTGACGCGACTTACTTCGAACTGGCCAGTGAGCGGATCGCTGGATCCGTAACGGCGCCAAATGTGGCTGCAATTCCTCAACTCAATCTGTTTGAGGAGGCTTGCGCATGACTGACAAAATCTCCGTCAACTGTCCAAGCAAACTCACCGAAGCCATCGGCATGCTCACTGCCATGTTCCGCGAGAAGAAGTTCGTGGTGGTTTCGCTGCGCCCGGGCAAGGATCGCACCCTGGATCAGAACTCTATGTGGTTCAAGCTGTACCAGCGTATCGCGCAGATGACTCAGATCGGCGACGTGGAGGATGCGCGCCGGTACTGCAAGCTGCACATCGGCGTGCCGATCATGCGCAACGATGACGAAGACTTCCGCGACGGCTGGAACCGGATTTTCCTGAATCTGCCATACGAGCAGAAGCTGGAACTGATGGGCGCTTGCCCGATCTTCGGGCCGGACGGCTTCCCGGTGACCCGCCTGTTCAACCGGGCGCAGGGCATTGCCTACACCGATCGCATCGTGGATGAGTTCACAGCCAAGGGCGTCTTCTTCAGCGACTTGATGGGCGAGGTGGCCGCATGACCATCCCCTCGAAACCGCGCAAGCCAAAAACCTGCATCAACGAAGAGTGCAGGGCCTCATTCGTACCGCAGCGCCTCGGCCAGAAGGTCTGCAGCCCAGCCTGCGGACTGGCAACCAAGGACGTGAACGCTGACAAGGCGCGCAAGGCCCTTGCCGATGTAGGCCGCGCCGACATCAAGGTGAGAAAAGAGGCCCTGAAAAGTCGCGGCGACTATATGCGTGACGCGCAGAAGGCGTTCAACGAATTCATTCGCGTTCGTGACCAGCTCGCCGGGCATGCCTGCATCTCCAGCGGGCGTCCACTGGACTGGGCCGGCAACGCAGTGGATGCAGGGCATTACCGCTCCGTCGGCGCCGCACCGCACCTTCGCTTCGACGAGCGCAACTGCCACGCCCAAAGCAAGCAGGACAACCGGTACCTCTCTGGCAACGCCATTGACTACCGAATCGGCCTGATCAAGCGCATCGGTTTGCTCGAGGTTGAATCGCTGGAAGCCGACCAGTCGGTGCGCAAGTACACCATCGAAGACCTGAAAGCCATCACCGCCGAATACCGCGCCAAAACCCGTGAACTCAGGAGATCAGCAGCATGATCCTTCAACTCTACATCGGCTTCATGTTGGTTCTCTCTGGCGGATGCCTTGAGGTGTGTCGCCGGTTGATTCGCCGGGATCGGATTGCGCGGGGTGTGAAGCCATGAACTGGAAGAAGATCAACCAGCACTGCATCTCCTCGAATTCCGGCTACCTGATAAGTAAGTACGCGCTGGAGCACGGTGCGGCCTACGTAG